AATAAGTACAGCAGCACTAAAGTCACCGTCAGGTGAACCTGATGCTGTGTCAATTCCTAGTATGTATGTTTTATATTTGTTAGGTTGACTAAAGAATCGCCATCCAAACTTGGTAGGTGGCTTTAGAAGTTGCTTGCTAAACTGTGGAAATACAAAAGTACCTGAAGCAATAAAGGCATCTTCGCCTTTTATTGGGTATTCTTGCTTAAAAGTGTGTATATTGTTGCCGCAACGGGTGCGTAAAGTGTACTGAAACCAGTTGATTTGCTCTGGAGATAGAGTATTTTCTTTAATATACTCTTTTTCTACGTCAGTTTGCTGCCACTTGCGGGGTAATTTGTCTAATTTGTACTCTTCGTGGTCTAACCAAGTCAAGAATAGTTTGGTGTAGGCGTTTTCATCAGTCCAAAACAGGTAGAAATCGTTAAGACCTTTGGGGGTTGTTTCTAATATGATGGTTGGGTTGTTAGATGCAGTCTGGAAAAGCGACTGAACTGTAGTATTCATATCGTTCCAGAACGCACACTCTGATGCGTGGATGCAAGTAAAGGTAGAACCACGAAAGTTTTGACTGTTTGCTGTACCAATTTTGATAGATGACCCAGTTACAAAACTTAATTCGTTTGCTGAGGCAGCAGTTGTTTCTATTTTTAAGAAAGTTGGTAGGTATTGGTAAAATCTTTGATAGATTGAGTAGATGTTTTTTACAGCAGCATGGGTGTGAGCAACAACAGCAATACGAGTATTAGTATTAAATAAGGCTTCCCAAAAGAAACGAGCAGCAATATAGGTTGAAGAACCCATCTGTCTAGATTTCAGAATACAGAGGAAAGAATTGTCTTCCAGTTCTTCGTGTATTTTTGTTTGTACGTTGTTTAAGTTTAGGGGTACAAGTTGATCGTCTTTGTTGATGATTTTTAGATATGTATTAGCAAAATAAACAAAGTCATCTTTACACCGCTTAACTTCAAGAAGTATTTGAGTTTGTTGTGCTTTATTCATCTATCTTTTTACCTGCTATAATACCAAGAATTGCGTCGTTGATATCGCCGCCAGATTCTGTTTTGATTATTTCAGCAAGTAATTTTAAAGCATCCAGTCTAAGACGAGAACGAGTTGCACGTTTCTTTTCAACGTCGTCTTCTTGTTGATCCATAATAAACTCTGCTATGAGAGTTTTAAGATCTTCGTTGCCCATCTCTGAGTGATTGGGCATCTGATCTAACACTTTGTCTAGTCGTGATTTACTCATCTTCCATCTCTTCTTTGTGTTTGTAGCCCATCTTTTTCATCTTCATATGGTCTTCGTAGGTATCAGCATCATGTTCTTCACCTTCTTCATCATACATCTTATGTGGCTTAAAGTTTTCTTTATTAAACATAATACCGATCTGGATACCTTTTACTTTGTCTAAGTCTAGGTCTTCTAGTTTAGACATAAGCATAGCAGCCATCTGTTTAGCTTCTTTATTTTCCATAGTTGCATACTCCTAGTGTTGCAATTATTACCACTACCACGAAGTCAAAGTGAAAGTTTAAAATTAGCCCCGTATAAAATTGGACAGCAATTTATAATTAGATATGTCAAGTCTTATTTTGATCTATCTAACCTAACAATATTATTACACTATTTATAACCCCCCTACACTACAGGATAAGTAAATCAACAGACCACCCCTTCTTCTGAAAGAGCTTGACAACCACCCCCCCTTCTGTTATAATAGAGACATAAAAAGGAGGGTAGGGATGCCCCCTTTACATAAAGGAGATAAACTATGCGGACTATTACACTGGAACTAAAGACTATTGGTAAGTGGATTGAAGAGAATAAACTTGATGAAGCTAACCTCTCGGTTACTTGGACTAACCCACCAAGATGCAACCACACTTGGGGTGAAAGCTTTGACTGCCAAGATGAGTTTGACCTAAACACAGAGTTGGATTATTGGGAAGGTGATGATGGTTACTTTAGTGCTGAAGTTTATGGAAGAAACGATGTCCTACTTGAGTGGAACAGGGACAACCACCTTGATGAAGTAGAAACCTTTTGCGAGCGTGTTATTCAGAACACCCCATCTGCAAAGGAAAAGTTTTACAAAATTGAAGATGACCTTTACATCCTTATGGAAGACTACGAAATCCTCAAGCATCACGGCTACTTTGATCTTTGGGTAGAACACAACACAGGCTTGACTGACAACTAAAAACAGGCTATAATAGAGACATAACAAGAAAGGGGGGGCAGTAGGGATGCTGCCCTTCTTATAACATAAAGGAGATAAATATGAACGACTTTTGGACTTTGACTACCAAGGACAAGGTGATGGACTTTTTGGATGAGGAGTTAGACATGACTGCTTATTCAGTAGTGAAGCAGGATGAGGCTGCTATTGCTGATGTTATCAATAAAGTTTGGGGGGATGACATCGAGTCTTACATCGAAAACTGCTGGCGAGACATCTGCACCAACATCGCAGATGAACTTGTAGAGCAGGGCTACCTAAAGGAGGATGACTGATGAATAAAAAGGTTTTTGATGCTATGATGACTGAAGTCTCTAAAGTCTTTGAGAATTATGGAGTTGATGGTTGGTCTTTGGAAACAGAGGAATACGAGCGACAACAACTTATTTATCTTGGACTTTATGAGGATGATGAAGGAAACTATGGAGATGAGTGTGAAGACTAAAACTATTACTATTACTCTTGATAAAACCCTTGCTGACCTTGAAGAAGATGAGGGACTTGACTTTGACTGCCACTACCCTGAAGACTGGTTTGTAGTCCACTGGCATCGCAGCATCGATACTGATGTTGTTACTGCTACTTGTAATTCAGGTAAAAATAATAACCTAACCACCTTTTATGGAGTAGATAACTGCTAATAACTAAATAACTGAATAACCTTTATAACCCTCGTCTGTTTTATTACAGGCGGGGGTTATTTTTTTACTCTTATTCGCATACTTTTAAAGGTTAAAAGGGTTTAACTCTATATCGGTCTAACCTTCAGTGATCTCATGGACTTATGGGCTATATTGGACTTTTGGTCTTATGGACTTATGGTCTTTTTATTTTTTTAACCCTCGACACTTTCTCTTCACACCCTTAACCACCCTTATACCCCTCAATCGCTCATAATTGCCCCGTATGCCTTCTTCTTTCACCAACCTACCCCCTGCCCCTGCTGGTCTCCTTTTAGGGGCATACAGGGCGATACAGGGGGTAGTATTACTTAGTAGGTTTAGTCAGTTGTTATGCTGGTTAGATTATTAGGGGGGTAGGGCACATCAAGTACCTATACCCTACCACACCTTTTTATCTTATTTATCCTCCAATAAAACATAGTGGTCTCTCGCAGATGGGTTTAGTTCCCATACTCTGGTATAAAAATCATCTGCGATTCTGAATCCTCCAACCCCTCCACTTTCTTCGATAAATCTTCTTCTACCCTCTGCTAATTCTTCATCTGCCCAATAAGAATCAATTATCACATCTCCGTCCTCTGGGGTTTCCCAAATTCCTTGTCCCAAAGGGTAATAATCCTCGCCGTTTAGGTCGGGTTGATAAACAACCGCATACAATCTCACATCTTCGGTACGGGGTGATACTGTCACCGCTCCCTTCGCCAGTTTGTATTCTTTCATACCTCACCGCCGTTATTGTCTGCTACATAAACAACTTCGCCGTTGATGTGCTCAATCAACCACTCGTCGCTGTCTTCTGACGATGCTGTATCGGTAATTGTCTGGTGTTCCCAGCAGTCTTCTAATTGTAGTCGGTCTTTTTCTTCGTCAAACCTGCTCCAAGCGAGTTCTTCTGCTTCTTCTCTGCTCTCTGCTTTCACATAGTAAGTCGCCACCAATTCTTTAATTGTATGGACTTGGTAATAATTTAGTTCTGTATTCATAACTTTTTTCTCCTTTCTGTTGTTATGATGGGTGAGTCATCCCTAACTCACCCTTATATTATAATACACTTTTAGTGGTATGTTAAGTTTTTTTTATTCCCAATCCCACTTTTTTTCTATCAGATAAGTTTCCTTGTAGATTGGTGTTATGTCTTCTTCCTCAATAACATCATACCATACTGTATAACAATCGTATTCTAAAACTGCTGAATCTTCTATCTGTTTTATCGCATCGTTATAATCGTATGCTGATAAAAAGAATCTATCTCCTTCTCTTCCATCTAAATAAGGTTGTATTCTAAATTGTTTTAATCTCATAATTATTCTCCTTTATTTATGAATAGTTGTTTTTTATCTTCGCCAAACTCTTTATAAACGATGGCATCATAAACTACTCCATCGTCCGATAAGATTTTGATTCCTTTATGGATTTCGTTGTTGTCAAAAAACTCTTCTACTCCATACATAGTTTCCATAACACACTCTGGTATTCCTTCTAAATCCGAATCACTATAATCTAACTCTTCTAACATAAGAGCGAATCGTTTTTTGTTAGTGTCCTTCTCATCCCAAAAAAACAAATCACCTGTATTGTAGTTGAATTCTCCGATGATAGTTCCAAAATCACCATCATCGCAATACCACTTTTCAATTATTCCTGTTGTTGAATTAAAATAGTCATCCCTATTGTATTCAGTATCGTTTCCATCTTTATAAACTCCGGCAAATCCACATCCACTTTCCGAGTATTCACAATAGGTATGTAAATTTAATTCGGTATGTAAGTGATTTAGCAACTGAATTGGAGGAGACCAAGCGGTCTGTCCGTTTATGATTAGTTCCCCATCTGAATACTCAACACAACTTTCGTCAGCATCTACATCCCACTTGGTTCCCCAATTTTCTACACACCAATCATAGTCCCACTTTCCGTTAGGAGGACGGCGAAGGGCATAAAATAAACCCTTATTTTCTGATTCGTCAGGGTTTTGGGTATTGATACTGAATAGGTATTCCTCATAAGCATCTTGTAAAAATTTCTTTTGTTCTTTTGTATCACCGCTGATGGTGATACTAACACTACACCAATTAGGCATCTTATAGTCCTCCTTCTAATTCTGGTTGGTCGTATCTCTCAACCCACTCAATAAAGTCGGCATCATCGCATAACCAATCTCGTATGTCCTGCGGGATTTTCTCCCAAGTCATCTGTTCTGTATCTATAATTATTGTCTGTTCTGTATCGTACATCTTTATTATCTCCTTTATTGTTGGCGGTAGTCATCCCTAACCACCGCTCTTATTATAAATAGTATTCTAAAATACTTTATGCCTTTTGTTGAGTCAAAAATTCCATCAAATCGTCGCAGTCGCTAAATTTCCAGTAAAAAACATCTTCACTAAAACCGCTAAAACTAAAACTGGTGGGTACAAGTTTTAAAATTGCTTTATTCATACAGGGTTGGATTGCTTCCCAAAATCCCTCACCATCGGTCTTCGTTATAACATACAACTCATAATCTAACTTAATCATATCGCCTATACTTGGTTCGTCAAACTGAATAGACCCTTCTATATCTAAATCCCACTCTTCGTCCATCGTCTCCGTGTAGATAGACTGGTCTAACCACATCTCATCAAAAGAGTCCGCTACTCTATTATACATCTCTTCCTGAATAGCATAGTCGGGGTGTTCTTTATTGTCTTCGTAAAGAGCATCTCTAAACCATCTATCTAAATCCTCGTATCCAATTTCGTCGGGTATTTCCTTTCCTTCTCTTCTACACCAGTCAAAGTAGTAATCCTTGTAAGGTTTTCCTTCATCACTTTCATCATCGTCAAGTCGCCATAGCAGTTCATCGTCCATAATCTCACTATCGCATCTGTTAATAGAGTATAGTGTTCCTTTTCCATAATCTATAAACCTGTTGCGGTTATAATTTTTTTCCTCAATTTTGTATTGGGTAGTTTCTCTTCTATTAGTAATAGTGTAAGCGATAGAGTATAAAAGAATATCTTTATCGCTGGGATTATCAAGGTTTATTTTTATTCTCTCGTTCTCTCCACGAATCTTCGTATCATAACTCCACTTATCGGTTCTACACGAATAGTCGTTCCGCCAGTCAAACAAGTCGTCTGCTTGGTCTTGGTCTAAACCTAATTGGTCTATCTCACTTATCTCTAATATTTCTTGGTCTTTATCTCTCAAAATCCAAAAGCAGTCGCCTTCTTGGTGTTGGGTTTTTAACCAATCTAAAATTCTTGTCTTCATAATTTTCTCCTTTCTGATTCGCAGCAGTCATCCCTAACCGCCGCTCTTCTATAAGTAGTATTGTATCAGGCAAAAGTCAAAACTTTAAGCAATTTTTTTGTAGCATCGCAGTTTTTTTTCTTCTGCCCTCAAACACTCCATCTATTATACACAATAGATAGTCGCTTGTTCAGTAAAAAGATGTAAAGAATTGTAAAGACAAATCGCCCCCGCTCGACCCACCGAAGAAGGAGAAGGCGGGGAGCAGGGGCGATGAGGAGCCCACCGAAAGGAGGTAAGATGGGCTCATGGGCAAGTGGGCAGTTGGGTCAGATACGATGATCGACGGAGTGGGATAGTTTCCATCGGTTAATATCATCGTCGACACTCGGTAGCCACTCACCCTCGGTCATGAAGTGTTTGATGTGTTGTCGTGCAATTTGTAGGTAGTCCATAGCAGCTTTGATTCCTGTTCCCATAAGCTTTATATACTCTTTCTTGTTTATCTCATCTGTGATATATAATAACACAGTTTCACCAAACTTTAAGTATATTTTTTCTTTTAGTTGTCTTTTTTCGTATTCTTCTTCAATATCCTCTGCTTCACCTGAACGCATAGCACCATGCCATACCATGCTGTCTAATAAATCAGCGTTCGCTTCCTTGATAGCATCAATAGAACTCATAATACGATAGAGTTTAGTTCTACTATTCTTAGGTACTTTACTCATAGGTAAGTTAGACTTTCGTAATCCTGATGCGACATACTTTTGTAATCTAAACTTTAACCACCATGGATTTAGTGTAGGTTTCTTGCCTTGTTCTTTTTCTTCTCTCAGGAGTTCCTGAATTAAAAAGACACAGCAGTCATCGGCTGCTCCTAACTTCACGATGTAAGACCAGTTCTTGTTTATGACCTTCCACGATTTAGCGTGAGTCCAGATAATCTTTTTTATGCAGTCAAGGTGAGTACAAAGACCTGAACTCAAAGCGTATTGTCTAGGGTGTATCTCACACCAAGATTCTTTTATTGCCATGACTTTACTTCTTCTCTTATGTCCTTTATGTCTGAGTATGAAGACATAACTATTGTAGTTGAATTCAACCAATCAGCGATGTTAGCAATTGAATCAATAAAAGATTTATTATTTCTTCTTTTTGCTGCTGCTGTTTTCTTCTCTAACTTCTCCTGCTTCTTTAAGAATTCAGTTGTAATCTGTCTGTATGCTTTATGCTTCGGTCTAAGCGTAGCATC